AATCTCTCAGCGTGACAGATTATCCCCCGGAGCTACCCCATGCCTCCGAAGCGAAAGAAGCCCCCAGCGAAGTCCCCAGCCGCGAAAAGCGAGGGGGGCTTGGGGGGCCGGCCTACCGTCTGGCAGTCGAAGATCGTCGGGCATGACCGAGTCGATCCCGAGCAGTTGCTCGCCCACCCGCTTAATTATCGCCGCCATCCCCAGGCCCAGCGAGACGCCTTGCGCGATGCTATCGCCGAGGTTGGGTTCATTCGATCGGTCACGGTCAATAAGCGAACCGGAAACCTGATTGATGGTCACGAGCGGGTCTGGCAGGCGCTGACCAGCGAGCAGCCGTTTATCGACGTGGAATATGTCGCCCTTTCGGAGGACGAGGAGAAGAAGGCACTGGCCACGATGGACCCAATCAGCGAGATGGCCCAGGTTGATGGTGCGGTTCTCGACCAGCTCTTGCGGGATGTGAACACGGGCAGCGAGGCCTTGTCGGCCATGCTGTCGGAGCTGGCGGAAAGTGCCGGGATTCTCAGCGGCCCGACCGAGGTGACGGAGGACGAGGTGCCCGAGGCTCCCGCGAAGCCGATCACGAAACCCGGCGACCTGTGGCTGCTTGGTGAGCACCGGCTGCTGTGCGGGGACTCGACCAAGGGTGAGGATGTTGCGCGGCTGATGGTCGATTCCGAGCCCGCGATGCTCCTGTCTACCGATCCGCCTTACGGCGTTGACTTCGCTGGACAGAAATACAACCCGCGCGCGAAAGCATGGGAGGGGATCGAAAACGACAAGCTCGCTGGTGACGACCTGGAGGCGTTTGTCTCAGGGATGCTGGCCGCGTGGCTCCCGCGAGTCAGCAAGCAGGCGGGCTTCTATTTTTGGACCGCTGCTATGCAGGAGGGCGCTGCTGCTGCTGCTGCTGTGCGAAAGTCTGGGCTGCACATTCAGGCGCAGATCATCTGGAACAAAAACTGCCTCGTTCTGGGGCAAGCCGACTACCACTGGAAGCACGAAAACTGCTGGTATGCGTTCTGGAAGGGTGAGAATCATCGATGGTTTGGTGAGCGGACGCAGACGACCGTCTGGGACCTCCACAAGGTCGCCAACTCGGATTATGTGCATCCGATGCAGAAGCCGGTCGAGCTCTACGCCATACCGATGCGGAACCATACCCGCGAAGGCGAAATCGTGGCCGAGCCCTTCTCTGGCAGCGGCTCGCAACTGATCGCCGCCGAGCAACTCAACCGTCGCTGCTACGCAATGGAGATCAGCCCGATCTACTGCGATACTACGGTCACGCGATGGGAGCGACTGACCGGCAGGAAAGCCGTCCTCGCGAAGTGACTGCAGCCGCGCGCCGTGCTAACTTAAATCTCTCAGCGTGACAGATTATCCCCCGGAGCTACCCCATGCCTCCGAAGCGAAAAAAGCCCCCGGCGAAGTCTCCCGACGCGAAAAGCGAGGGGGGCTTGGGGGGCCGGCCTACCGTCTGGATCTCCAAGATCGTCGGTCACGATCGCGTCGACCCCGATCAGCTCCTCGCGAACCCGCTCAACTATCGGCGGCATCCGCAGCACCAGCGGAAGTCACTCAAGGCCGCTATCAACGAGGTCGGCTTCATCCGGTCGGTCACCGTTAATCGGCGGACCGGCTTCATCGTCGACGGGCACGAGCGAGTCTGGCAGGCGATGCACATGAAGCAGCCCTGGATCGACGTCGAGTACGTTGATCTGACGCCCGAAGAGGAGGCGAAGGCGCTTGCGACGATGGACCCGATCAGCGAGATGGCCCTCGTCGACAAGCAGCTCCTCGAGCAGCTCCTCGTCGACGTCAAAACAGAAGACCCATCGCTGAACACGATGCTCGACGAGCTTCGGGCGGCAGCGATCGTGATCCCTGAGGACTGGGACGGCGAGCACGACGCGGCCGAGCGGCACGACGAGCACGTCGTCGACGAAGATGATATTCCGTTGCCGGCCGAAGGCGACCCGATCACGAAGCCCGGCAACCTCTGGATCCTCGGCGACCATCGCTTGCTCTGCGGGGACTGCCGGAATCAGGCCCACGTCGATCGACTCTTCGACGGGGCGACGATCAATCTAGTGGTGACATCGCCGCCGTATGCTGACCGGCGCGAGTATGATCCGGCAAGTGGGTTTAAGCCGATCGCGCCAGACGATTACGTCGAATGGTTCGAGGCGGTGCAGGCCAACGTCCGCGACAGATTGGCGGCCGATGGTTCGTTTTTTCTGAATATCAAGCCCCCGGCCGAAGGACTAGAAACCGATCTATACGTGTTTGATCTGGTCCTGGCGTTCGCGCGGCGATGGGGATGGCACTTCGCGACCGAGTTCTGCTGGGAGAGGTCCGGAGTGCCGGGTAGAGTCGTTCGCCGCTTCAAGAATCAGTTCGAGCCCGTGTATCAGTTCGCTTTAGGAGAGTGGAAGATGCGACCCGACGCGGTTCGGCACGAATCGGATAACGTGCCGCTGCCGTTCGGTCCGGGGGGTGGTAGCGGCGGCTTGAGAGGATGGGAAAAACGACAGGGCGCGATCGGACAAGAAGTACATAAGCGAGTCAAAGGTACACCGGCCGGCATCGTCGAATCGCAAGGTGTGCAGTCCGCCATGGCTGGCCATGAGATCGTCGAGGGCATGGCTTACCCTGGGAATCGGCTCCCGACGTTCACGCACACGCACGAAGCCCTTGGCCATGCCGCAGCCTTTCCGGTCGGGCTGCCGGCGTTTTTCGTCGCCGCCTACACCGACAAGGGCGACACAGTCTACGAGCCGTTCTGTGGCTCAGGCTCAACGCTGATCGCTGCAGAGAAGCTCGGCCGCGTCGGCTTCGGCGTGGAGCTCAGCCCGATCTATTGCGATACGACGGTCACGCGATGGGAGCGACTGACCGGCAGAAAAGCCGTCCTCGCGAAGTGACCGCCGCCGCGCGCCGTGCTAACTTAAATCTGTCAGCGTGACAGATTATTGCGGGAGGCCTCGCCATGAGCGACTCGTTCGATCTGACTCAGCCCCTGGGCACGCGCGACCTCCGACTGATCGAGCAAGCCGTCAAAGGCCCTTACGAGATCGAGGAGCGAGTCCGCGTCGGCATCATCAAGCGACTGTCGCTCGACGCCCTCGACCCGAAGGTGCCCAGACGAGCAGCTCACCGGGCGGCGGCGATCTTGAAGGGCTTCGAGTACATTAACCTTGCTTACATGGCCCAGCAGGCTCCCGCGACGCAGCGGCATGAAGTCGTGAACGTCCACGTCGAGCTGACCGCCGAGGAGCGGATCAAACATCGGGCGGCGGTCGTTCAGATGCTCAAGTCCCAGATGAACGGGCACGCGAATGGATCCAGTCCGAGCCCTTGAGTCGTATGTCGACGGGCTGACCGACGAGGAGCTCGTCGCCCTCTCGCCGCTTAACGACGCCGACCCGGAGAAGGACGGCCCGTCGTTCCGCTCTCGTCTGCTTGTGGACGTCGACGGAGCTGCCCATACGTTCGACAGCGTGATCGACGAGTGGCAGCGGAAGGACTTCGAGGCACTCGACCCTGGCTGGGATCGCGTGATCGGGATCAGCGACGACGGCAAGGGATTCCTCCGCGCCTACCTTGAGCGACCTCGCGGGCACTCGAAGACGACCGACATTGCCGTGATGGTCTTGCGCGTGCTCTGGGCTGCTGATCGAATGCTCTGGGGCTACGCCGCTGCGGGCGACGGCGATCAGGCAGGGCTCATGCGAGACGCGATCGAGAAACTGCTCAAGCTAAACCCCTGGCTCTCGAAGCGGATCACGCTGCAGCGCTCGAAGGTGATCAACCTTGAGACGGGTTCATGGCTCCAGATTATCACGAGCGACGCCCCGTCGAGCTATGGGCAGAATCCCGACTTCATCATCATGGACGAGCTGACCCATTGGAAGAAGAAGGATCTCTGGGGCTCGCTGCTCTCGGCGTCTGCGAAGCGAGCCCGCTGCATGGTCTGCGTGATCACGAACGCCGGGCAGTCGAAGGGCCGGTCGTGGCAGTGGATCGCGCGCGAGACGTGCCGGCAGGCTCCCGACTGGTACTTCTCGCGTCTCGAAGGGCCGGTCGCGTCATGGATCACGCCCGATCGGCTCGAAGCCCAGAAGCGCGACCTCGCGATCATGCCGCTCGAATATCAACGGCTTTGGCTCAACCGCTGGACCGTGCAAGGGGCGAACGGGCTCGACGCGACAGACGTCTCCGATTCCTTCGTGCTCGACGGACCAGCAGCCGCGCCGCCGACGGGCATCGAGGTCTGCATCGGCGGTCTGGACTTGGGCCTCAAGAATGATCATGCCGCTCTAGTCGTGATCGGGCTCGACGTCGAAAGCCGCAAGCTCAAGCTCCTCCACTGTCAGTCATGGGCACCGGGCGACTACGTCGACGGGGAGATCGTGCTCGACGACATAGAGCAGGCCTGCGTCGACGTCCACAAGCGGTTCGATCTCACCTGCATGATATTCGACCCCTGGCAGTGCATCGGCATGGCTCAGCGTCTGATCCGCTCGACGACCGCCCACGGCCGGCCCTTGCAGATGCTCAAGCATGAAGGCGCGAAGGTCCACGACAAGATGGCTCGGGCCTTGTTCCAGGTCTTCAGGAACCGGATGATCGACCTGTTCTACGACGCCAAGCTCGAGGACGATCTGTTGCGACTTCAGATCGAATCGAAGATCACCGGCTACAAGGTGACGGCGATCAGCGACGAGGCCGGGCACGCTGATCGGGCGATCGCTCTGGCGATGACCCTCGACACGGCCCTACAATGGCTCGACGGTTTAATCCAGCCCGACGACGAGGACGAGACAATCCTGGGAGGGACTTTGCTATGAGAATCGGCCCGTGGACGATCGGTCGCGTCGAAGAGGCGAAGCTCAGCCCCATGCAGCAGCGGCTCGCCGCGAAGGTGTCAGAGCTCAACGAGGAGCTCGCCGGCACGCTGCTTGAGACCGCCGATCTCATGACGAACTTCGTCGATCCGCGCGAGCGGATGATGGGGCCAGACGGCGAATGGTGGCTCCCTGTCGGGCCGGGGTCGGCCGGCAATCGGCTCGACAACCGCTCCCCGACCGACGCCTCGAACTTCGGCAACGAGGCCGCGCTGACGTTCGCCCGCGACTACTGCCGCTCACTCGCGCGGAATAACGCCTTCGCGATCAACCTCCACGAGAACATGGTGAGCTACATCGTCGGCAGCGGGCCGAAGGTGACGATCGCCCGCAAGAAGGGCATGGAACCCGACGACGCCGAGGGCGAGGACGAGAAGCTCGCAGCCATGCAGACCGACCTCGACGAGTGGCTCTGGCGATCGAAATGGGCCTATCGTCAGCAGGAGTCGGTCGTTCGCTTCGATCGCGATGGGGAATACTTCCGCCGCTTCCACATTGAGGAGCCCGAGCCTGGCGACGAGAACAGACTGGGCGAGCTCTGCATTCGCTTCATCGAGCCGACGCAGATCCACGAGCCCAAGGGCAACACCGACCCCGCGAACGCCTTCGGCATCAAAGTCGATCCGAAAGACGTCGAGAAGGTGCTCGGGTACTGGGTCGACGACGAGCTCGTCGAGCCCGATCAGATCCAGCACATCAAGGCGAACGTCGACTGCAACGTGCGGCGAGGCGTGCCGACGACGTACCCGATCCGCGAGATGCTCCGCATGGCGGTCAAGGTGCTCGACAATATCGGCAAAGTCTCGATCATCCAGACAAAGATCGCCCTGATCCAGCGGTACGTCAACGCGACGAAGTCGGGGGCTCAATCGCTGCAATCGCTCAACGCCGACTACATCGCGACCGACTCGAAGACGGGCCGGCAGACGACGGTCGAGCATCTGCCCGACGCCTCAATCATTCGGACGAAGGTCGGGACCGAGTACGAGTACCCGGCAGGCGGCATCGACGTCGTCAAGTTCGGCGGCGGCGTGCAAGCCATTCTGCGGGGCGCTGCGGCTCGCTGCTGCTTGCCCGAGTTCATGTTTACCTCAGACGCCAGCAACGCCAACTATGCGTCTACGATGGTCGCAGAGGGGCCAGCGGTCCGCATGTTCGAGCGTCGGCAAGCGCTGCAGAACCAAGCCGACCTTGAGGTCTACTGGCGATGGCTCGATCATCGTGTCGCCCAGGGGGTCTACTCGCAGGCCGACGTCGACAGCGTCGAGATCCTCGTCGAGTCCCCGTCGATCCAGGTCCGCGATCAGCTTGCCGAGGCCCAGGCCTTCGAGATTTACGATCGCCTCAAGATCATGAGCAAGCAGACCATGAGCGGGAAGATCGGCGTCGACTACAAGCAGGAGCAGGAGAACATCGACGAGACGATCGAGATCGACGCCGAGCGTCAGCAGAAGCTCGCCCCAGAACTGCCGATGCCCGATGGTGCCGCCGCCATGACGGCGCTGAACGCTATGGCGGCAGAAGCCCGCAAGGCGATATGGCGAGACGCCCCGAGACTCGCGGAGTAAGGCCGATGCCTGATCCTCGTCTCACATACACCGAGCAGCTCGCGGATCCGCGATGGATCGAGAAGCGAAACGCCATTGTCGAGCGGGATGGTCACGAGTGCCGAGAGTGCGGTGCACGTCGTCGCCTGGAGGTCCATCACACCTACTACGTCCCGGGTCGGATGGCGTGGGAATATCCCGACGACTCGCTGACGACGCTTTGCCGACATTGTCACGAGCGGGCGGGGGACTACGCGCGGAGAATTGCGAGCCTAGTCGGGATGCTGTCATTCCCCGCGCAAAGTCGGATCGTGTTTCTCCTCCGGCTTCTGATCGGCTGCTTCTACGAAAGCGGCGAAGGGTTCGAAACTTTGTACGGCGAAGCTCAGCAAGTTTTTTTCGAGCTCGCGCACGCAAGCCACTGGAAGCGGTTTACGAAATGGATCCTCGTCAGACGCGGCCACGACAGGAAATGCCGCAACACACGAGCCGAGCTGGTCGCGTATCACGTCACGAAGTTCTATGTGGACATCCTGCGCGGTGTCGCCCTTGACCCGGTGGAGAAGGCGATCGTGAATAGTCGAGAGCATAATGCGATCAAATATTACGATCCCGAGGCGGATCCCGACGGCTCAGTGCTGCTTGCACTTAGCGATCAGCTCGACGCTCGCCGGCGCGATGAGGTGGAGCGGGCGGAACAGATAGCAAACGCTTGGCGATGGTTCGACGCGGAGGCGACGCCTGATGCCTGACCTGCCCGGCCGACGAGATCGAGAGAGCGAGCTCGCAGCGGCGATCCGGCTCGCCCTGGGCGACAACGTCGATCAGTGGTCGCAGGGGCTCGACTCGCCGGCCCTGCGTCGCACCGTCGCCGACGACGTCGATCAGATCCTCGGGCGGGCATTCACCGACTCAGCGATCGCGACGCAGCAGCAGCTCGACCTGGGCGTCGGGGGCGTCGAGCGTGCCGCCCAGGCCATGGGCCGGGCTCTGGGGGTCGCTGTCGGCTTCAGCGTCGCGACGAGCGTCGCCCGGTCCTTCGAGGGTATGCCCTTCGACGCCTCGCGTCAGGAGCTCGTTGACGCGATCCTGAACTCTGCCCGCTGGGACCGCACCGCAGCGACGACCGTCACGAAGGCGGCGACGGCCGGCTCCCAGTACATCGCCTCGGCATGGGTCACGCTCAACGGCCTGCTCGTGCGGACGATCTGGCGAACGAGTGCCGACGCTCGCGTCTGCCCGATATGTGCCCCGCTCGACGGCTCCCCGGCCGACGTCTACTCGCTCGTTTCCCCCGAAGGCCCGCCCGCCCATCCCAATTGCCGCTGCTGGCTCGACTACTCGTGGAATTAAAATCTGTCACGATGAGAGATTTACCCATGGCAGACGCGCCACGGACGAACTCGGGCGATCCCTGCCCGTGCTGTCTCAACGGCACGATCCTCGTCAAAAGGAGCGTAATTGTCGGGCAAAACCGCGTCCGCACGCTCCGCTGCTCCACCTGCGGCTTCGAGCCGATCCAGGCGAAGATCGTGATCCCGCTCAAGTACGCCCCGCCTCGACGCATCCGACGCGATCGCTAGATATACCACGTCAGTTCTAGGGCTCAGCCGAGCCATCGCCTATCGTCTCGTGCATGGCCACGAAGACGAAAGACCGATCCTCTCAGCCGCTTGTCGAGTTCTACGACAGCCGGGGCGCGACTCTCCGAGTCGATCGCGAGAAGGGGGTGATCTACGGCGTCAAAATCCTCGGGCTCGAAAGTGCCAACGGCCGCAGCTACTCGCCAAAGGCGATTCGCGAAGCCGCTCAGCTATACGAGGGCTCGAAGGTCAACCTGAACCATGCCCGAGGCGCGAACGCGACCGGGCCGCGCGGCTACGAGGAGCGACTCGGAGCGGTGCGAGGCGTGAAGGTCGTCGAGGGCTCGGGCCTCTTCGGCAACCTTCACTACAACCCCAAGCACGCGATCGCCGATCCCGCCACCACTAAATCACTCTTTGAACATCTCGAACCGGAGGGCGACGACGTGGACCTCAAAGCCTTGACCATCGCCGAGATCATCGCCGCTCGCCCCGACCTCAAGACGCAGATCCTCGAAGAGGCTCGCAGCGTCGATGCCGAGAACGAGAAGGACGCGAAGATCGCGAAGCTCCAAGAGCAGATCGACGCCCTGACCGCCGAGAAGGTCAAGGCCGAGCGGAAGGCGATCGTCGCCGCGAAGCTCGACGAGGCCAAGCTGCCCAAGCACTTCGTCACGGACCTGTTCCGCGAGCAGTGCGAGGCCGCAGACGACGCGCAGCTCGCCCGGCTGATCGCGGACCGCAAGGTCATGGCCGGCAGCGTGCCCGCTCCGAGTCAGCGCTACACCGCTCCCGCGAGCAAGGATCAGACCAAGGTCGAGGAGTCGATCGACACGTTCGGCGAGGTCGCCGATACCGAGTCCTTCGTCAACGCCCTCTGCCGCTAACCGCTCACGAGTCTCGAAGCCAAACCATCCGGCCCAGCCGCGCCACTAGGGAGAACAGACAATGCCTCCGCTCATGAACATGCCCGCAGACGACCGTGTCGCCCGGCTGACCCATGGCTTCTTCGACGACTTCCAGGGCTTCCTGACGGCCCAGTCCGGCGCGAACTACACCGTGGTGACTGCCGTCGACGGCACCGTGCTGATCACGGACGCGGCGGGCGGCGTCGTCACGATCGCGAACGGCACCGCGACGATCGGTGACAATGAAGATTGTTACCTCGCTCGCGAGCCCGAGGCGTTCCTCCTCGCCACGGGCAAAAATTTGCGGTTCATGTGCTCGACGAAGTTCACGCAGGTCTCGACAAACACGGTCAATTCGATCTACGGCTTGACCGACGGCGTCGCAGCGGACCTGCTGATCAACGACGGCGGTGGGCCCAAGGCCTCGGGCCAGACGATCGCCTTCTACACGAAGGACGGCTCGCTGAGCTTGTGGATCTACGTCTACAACAACTCGGCAGTCCTGAACGTCGAGCTGACCGCCGCGAACTCGCTCGACAAGACCGCTCACTTGGGAGCGTCGAGCTCGTTCCGAGAGCTGCGCTTCGAGGTGATCGTGAAGTCGTCGACGAAGGCCGACATCATCTTCTACGACGACCTCGTCCCGGTCTACAAGTTCACCGACTTCCTCTACACGGCCGCGACCCCGACCGAGATGCAGGCTGTCGTCGGCGTCAAGGGCGGCACGGCTGCGGCCGCGTCCGTCAGCGTCGACTACCTGGGCTGCCGCCAGATCCGCTAACCGTTTCGATCAGACCGCCGACCGAAGGCTACACAACACGGCCGCAAGGCCCCAAGATTACGGGAGCAAAGCAATGCCCGCGATTAAAGCAAGCAACGTCCGGCGCATGATCGAGACGAAGGGCGCGAAGTGGACCGAGGAGCATATCGGCGACGCGCTCAAGAGCAAACAGCTCCGTCCGAGCGATTTCTCGATCCGCGAGCTCGCCGAGGAGCTGATCGGGCACGAGTTCGTGCGGAACTGCTCGCCCCGCAAGGGCGGCGACTTCCTGTCGATGACCGAAGCTGCCGACGCCGTCAGCGCGTCGCACTTCGCGAACATCACCGGGCAGCTCGTGTTCAATGCGATCCTCGACGCCAGCGTCGCGGATGACTACGTCTTCTCGGCACTCGTGCCGACGATCTCGACCATGTTCGACGGCGAGAAGATCCCCGGCATCTCCGGCCTGGGCGATCCGGCTCTCGTCGTGAAGGAAGGCGAGGAGTTCCCGAAGGCCGGGGTGAGCGAGACCTGGGTCGAGACCCCGTCGACGACCAAGCGCGGCACGATCGTCCCGGTCACGAAGGAGGCGATCTTCTTCGATCGGACCGGCCTGCTGCTGAGCCGCTTCGCTCAGGTCGGCGAGGCGCTGGGCCTGAACAAGGAGAAGCGGGCGATCGACTGCGTGATCGACGAGACCGTGACGACTCACCGCTTGAAGTACAAGGGCACGAGCATCGCCACCTACGGCGACAACTCGGGCACGCACGACTGGGACAACCTCGCCGCGTCGAACACTCTGCTCGACTGGCAGTCGATCGCAGCGATGGAGACGCTGATGGCGGCTGTCACCGACCCGGAGACGGGCGAGCCGATGAACACCTACGCGGACACGTTGATCGTGACCCCGCAAAACGCCCCGCACGCCTATCGCATCTTGAACGCGATGCACACCGAGATGGCCGTGCCGGGCTTCGCCGTCAGTGCGAACCCGACCGTGACCCGTTCGCCGAGCCCGCTGGGCAAGACGCCCTACAGTGGCAATTACCAGATCGTTTCGAGCCGCTTGCTCGCGGTCCGAATGGCTCTGGGATCGGCCGAGCCGCTGACGAGCTACTACCTCGGAGCTCCGCGCAAAGCCTTCGCCTACATGGAGAACTGGCCGATCACCGTCGTCCAGGCCCCCGCGAACAGCTCCGACGAGTTCAATCGCGACATCGTCGCCCAGTACAAGGCGAGCGAGCGAGGAGCGTATACGACCCTCAACCCCCGCTACATGTGCAAGTCGACCGTCGCTTAAGGCGACGCTACAATCCTGGCAACGGAGCCGGCCCCGGTCCTTCCGGCAGCCGGCTTTTTTTCTAACCCAGGAGAGCGAACATGCCCGCGACAGACGACAAGCCGAAGCAAGCGATCAGCGGACCGAAGTCGAAATGGGTCGTCTGGCTGCTCGTGTCCGAGAACCCCGCAGCCGATGGCAAGCAGATCGTCGAGGCGACTGGCCCCGAGGATGCGTGGAACACGTTCTGCGAGCGGACGAAGACGCCCAAGGACATTCGAGGCGGTCGCGTGATCCGCCCCGCGACCGAGAACGAGATCAACCCGCCGAAGCCCAAGAAACCGAAGGCCGAGGATGACGACCACCGCGACAATTGAAGCGATCCGCGACGCCGCCCTCGCGAAGATCCTTGAGATTCAGGGCCGGCCCGACTACACGAGCGACGGCAAGGCCGTTCAGTTCCAGGCCCAGGTCGCCGAGCTCAAGCGGACCGTCGACTGGTGTCAGGCTCAGATCGAGGGCGAGGAGCCCTTCGAAGTCGTCTCGCAGATCGACACCTACAACTAAATCTGTCAGCGTGAGAGATTTACATGGTCCGATCGACCGGCTACGAGATGACCAAGGACGATTACCAGTTCTTCGACGAAGAGCTGGAGACGGTCACGCTCACGCCGAACACCTCGACGGGCTTCGACACGGGCTCAGCGCTCGCGACGGTCAAGGCCGGCCGGATGCAGCCGAAGGTCAAGGCCGGGTTCGGTTCCGACGTGAGCTTCTCGCCGTCGATCGGCATCGGGGCCGACGAGCAGCGATGGAGCATCTACGCCGAGACGTGCGGGAACCTCGTGCCAAAGGGCGGCATGAAGCTAACCGACTGGAACGGCGTGAGCTGGATCATCGGCAACGTCCGCTGCGTCTCGTGGGGGACGGTCTACGTCTGCGACTCGACGAAGGCAAAGGGGCAGAGCTGATGGCGATCGAAAACGGAATGAACGCCGACGACTTCTCGCGCGAGCTCGCGGCTCATGCGGACAGCGTCAACGCGAATTTCAAGCCGCTGCTCAAGCAGTTCATCCCGGTCGTGCGCGAGCAGGTCCAGGCGAACTTCGATCTCAGCGAGACGGCCGACGGCAAGGCGTGGCCCGAGCACGCTCCCTCGACTGTCGCCCGATATGGTCCTCACCCGCTGCTGATCTTGTCGGGAGCCCTTGAGCGGGCAGCGACCGAGGCCGGGGCGAACCACGTCGAGCTGATCGAGAGCAACTCCTTGACCTACGGCGTGACGGGGATCAAGTATGCCGCCGTCCAGAACTACGGCAGCGCGGGGCGCTTCGAGGGCGACGACTATCACGCCGGACCGATCCCCGCGCGCGAGTACATGGCGATAGGCGAGGACGCTGAGGACGAGCTCGTCGAGCTCGCCGGGGACTACATGGCAAACCGAGTATTCGGGAGCAACTGATCATGGCTGGAAACAAAGGCGTCTCGAATCTCTGCGAGCCCGCTGTCGACTTCGCCGCGATCGTCAACGGCACGGCCTTCGGCAAGACCTGCCGGGGCATCTACGTCGGCGTCGCGGGCAATGCAACGGTGCGAACCGATGCCGGGACGGACGTGCTGTTCAAGGGGCTCGCCGCTGGCTCTATTCTGCCAGTGCGAGCGACCATGGTAGTATCAACCAACACGACGGCGACTGATCTCGTCGCCCTCTTCTAATGGCATCTCCCGAAACCTTCAATTCGAGTACGACCTGGGTCTGCCCGGCCGGCGTGACGTCTGCGACTGTCGAGTGTATCGGCGGCGGCGGTGGCGGGCGTCCCGGCGCTGCCGGCAACTCGTCTGGCGGCGGCGGCGGCGGGGCCTACTCGATCAAGGTCGTCACAGTCGTTCCAGGCAACAGCTACACCGTCAACGTCGGCGCGGGCGGCGGGTCGGGCGTCTCGGGCGGCGACACCTATTTCAACGATGCCGCGACAGTCATGGCGAAGGGCGGCACGTCGAATGCAACGGCTGGCACTGGTGCCGGCTCGGGCAGCAATACGAGCGGCGTCGGCGACACGAAGTACAACGGTGGCACGGGCGGCGCTGGCGCTGTCGCTAATACGACGGGCGGTGGTGGCGGTGGCGGTGCAGGCTCGACGGGTGCTGGCGGCAACGGTGTACCAGCGGCTAGCGGCGGCGCTGGCGGCACGGGAACCTCGCCGGGCGGCAACGGTGGCAGCGGAGCGGCGAACGCTGTCGGCGGCAACGGCACGGCACCGGGCGGCGGCGGCGCTGGCGGCGGCGCGACCTCTCAGCTCGGCGGGTCGGGCGCAGCGGGCCGCGTGATCATCACCTACACCGTCGGCAATCCTGGCACGCCGAGAATGGGCGTCGGCATGGGCGTCGGCCTGGGGCTCTAATCATGGGCACGACGGTCCTCACCGCTCATCTCGATTCAGTGGGCGACGCCTACATCTCACCGCAGTCCCCGAACACGAACACGGGCGACGCTGTCGGCTTGACGCTGGGCAACTCGTTCACCTTCGGCGGCAATGTGACCGGCCGCATCGTCATGCGGATCTCGCTCTCGCGGATCGATCCATCGGCCGCGATTGTCTCGGCATCGCTGCGGCTCGTCGGGGCTGCAACCATCGCGAGCTCGCCGGCGACTTTCTACTGCCGCCGACTGACGACGACCGACTGGACCGAGGACACGGTGACGTATAACTCGCCCTGGGACACGGCAGGCGGCGACTACACAACGGCGGGTCAGCTCAGCGTCTCGGTCGCCAACGGGGCGACGTCGATGACCTTCACCGGCTTGAAAGACTTTGTCGACGCGGCTCGCGCGGACGGCACGAACGAGCTCAATCTGATCCTCTTCGGACCCGAGACGACAGGGGCCTCGAACTACTTCCTCGCAAGTTCCTTCGACGCGGGCTCGGCGAGCGAGCCGGCCATGACCATCGTCGACGATCTCGACCAGGATCTCGTCGAGGAGATCCGCGCGACGGTCGACCTCGCGCTGCAGACGTCGACGACCACGTCGCTTTTCTCGACGCGCAATAATGCAACGTCAACCTACGTCCGGCACTCCGGATGCTGGGCTGTGATCGCAGGCGTCGATCTGTCGCCGCTCGCTGTCTGGAACTCAGCCGACGATAACAAGTACGGCTGCGTCCTGGTCCATAATCAGATCGGCGTCGTCGCTGACCACGTCTGGGGAAACGGCTCGGGCGGTCCTGGGGCCAGCACGATCGGCGCGACGTTCCGCTTCCTCAAGGCAGACGGATCGGTCGCGACAGCCACCGTAGCCACGAGCGGCTATACCCGAGTCGCCCACGACCTCGCGCTCGTCAAGTTCACGTCGGCCTTGTCGGGCGTTGGCATCGCTCGGGTACTGCCCGAGAACTACTTCGACTACTTCCGGCACGCGAAGGCAGGAGACTCGCTGCCGGTCGAGGTCTGCCCGGCCATGTTCTGCGATCAGGAGTCGAAGGCCCTGATCACAATGTTCTACGGCGAGGTCGACGACGTCTCGAACGACAACGTCTCGGCGATGAACCCGACCGACGTCGCAAGTTATGCCTCGTCGATCCCACGACCTAATCTCGGCTTCGCGGATCGGTATATTAACTACTTCGAGGCTCCCGTCCCTGGCGATAGCAGTCACAACGGGGCGACGTTGCTCATCGACGGAAATCTCGTCGTGACCTGCTCGCTCCTGGGCGGCGACGGTGTCGGAACGTCGATCACTCATCACCTCACGGAAACGAATGCCGCGATGGACGCGCTCGTGAGCGGTGCATCGTTGACGCAGATCGATCTCAGCGGCTATCGGACATACACGAAGCGAAGCGGAATCACCGGGCTCGTTTTTCAAGGGGGCTGCCGTGTATAAGAACGTATCGGGCCAGAAGGTGACGATGGTCTGCGTCGACACGTCAACGGGCAAGCTCTACGCCGAGACCTACTCCAATTTGACGTTCTACGTCTCGAAGGACGACGGCGCGGTCACGGCCCTCGCAGGAACGCCAGCCGCGAAAGATGCGACGAACGCGCGCGGCGTGTTCGACTGCGCACTGACCGCGACCGAGACGAACGCAGATAAGCTAGTCTTCACCGGCAAGTCCACGACGACGGACATCGACGTGATCCCGGTCGTGATCTACACGACGCGACAGGTCGACGGGTTCCACGCGGCTGATCTGCTGACGGCCCTCTCCGCTGTCATGTTCGGCATCGCCCGGCCGCACGTCGTCCAGTACGTCACGCTGTCGGGCACGCCCACGGGCGGCACGTTCCGCTTGATCTTCGACGGCGACACGACGTCGGCTCTCGCCTACAACGCCTCGGCCGCGACGGTGCAGACGGCACTCGAGGCTTTGTCTGGGCTCGCCTCGGGCGACGTGACCGTGACGGGAAGCGACGGCGGACCGTATACCGTGACCTTCGGCGGCACGCTCGATCTCTCGGCTCTCGCGATCATGACAGCGACCGACGCGCTCACTGGCGGCACGACGCCGTCTGTCGACATTGAAACCACGACGCAGTTCCTGCTCCGCGACGGTTCGACGGTCGGCTTCACGCAGACCTATGGCGCGGTCGCGGGCTCGCGCACGGGGAGTATCATCGAATGAGCTCCGCGCATCTGCTCGGCTTACACTTCCTGGCAAAGCATCTTCTGCCCGGCCACTGGCTCAGCGAATCGGCCGAGATCCTCGCGTCGGCCTCCGCCCAGGTTCAAGACGACACCGAGGTCGCGACGGGCTACGCCGTCATGGTCGCAGCGAAGACCGTGATCGAGTCGCTCGCTCTCGACGAGACCCCGACCGTCCTGATCCAGAAGGTGCCCGTCGATCAAGGGATCACGATCCCGGCCGGCACGACGCTCCCCGCGATCATCCTCTCCCCGTGGCGCGAGCAGATGAGGCCCTCGCCGATCGGTGTCGATGACGTCGCCTATGGTGTGATCTGCGTCATGATCGACGCGGACGAGCGCGAGGGCACGCTGACAGCCGACCTTGAGCGGTCGCTTCTCTGGCGCGAGACGATTCGCAAGGCCTTCATCGGGCAGCGCGTGATCGGGCTTGAGTCTTGCCTCTACTGCGAGGTGTCGCCCTTCGAGGTGATCAGTCGCGAGGGCTGGGCCTCGAATTACTTCGTCGGAGCGCTGCTGCTGACCTTCGTCGTCCGCGAACTGCATGGAGCCTAAGCGATGACGATCTCGGTTTTCGGGGCTCTGCTGACGACCGTCCAGGGACTGATCGACGATCTCGCGCTCGACGGGTCGCCGACCGTCGTCATTCGCAAGGTGCCGGTCGATCAGGGACTCGGGCTCGACGAGGACGTGACCTTCCCGGTGATCGTCGTCGCCCCGTGGAAGGACGCGATGCCGCCCGCAGCCGGGACCGACTCGGCCGACGACATCGTTTATTCCGTGATCGTGCTCGCGATCATGGGCGACGATCGAGAGGGTACATTTACCGCCAACCTCAACCGCGCTTTGCTCTGGCGGCAGACAATTCGCAGAGCCTTCCACCATAAGCCCTTCGGCTACCTCGGGCATATCGGCAACGTCGAGGCGCAGCTCCTCGAGCCCGTGATCCGGGAAGCCTGGGCTGCCGGTTTGCTCGCGTCGCCGCTATTATTGAACTTCACCAGCCGCGAGACGCGCGGCGTAGCCTAGGAGATCGATCATGGTCAGCACTGCCTCGATGGGCCATCAGGCCAAACTCGCGATCAAGACCGAGACCACCTACGGCACGCTCGCCGTCCCCGACACGCAGCTCATTTTCGCGAGCGAGAGCGTCGGCAAGACGGCCGCGATCATCGAACGGCAGGGCATTCGCGGCACCCGCTCGCACGTCGCCGACGACGCCCGGCAAGGGCCTTACACCGTCAGCGGCACGATCGTCCTCGAGCCGACGCCGGCCGACTGGGTCGTTCTGCTGCCGCTGATCATGGGCGGCACTGCTTCGGGTACGAGCTACCCGCTCGCCGAGACGCTCAAGTCCTTCACGCTGCTCGTCGATCGCGTCGCCGATCGCTGGTGTTACGTCGGCTGCGTCGTGACGCGGGCAACGATCTCGGGCACGAAGGGCGGGCTCGTGCGGCTCTCGCTGGAGGTCGTCGGGCAGAAGGAGGGCAAGATTATCAGCTCCGCATTCTCAGAAGGTGCCTCGGGCACCGCCGACGCCTTCCCGTCGCTGACCCCCAGCGTCGCCCCGCCCTTCATGTTCAACGGCGACTTTAGTCTGACCCTCGTCAGCGTCGCCTCGCGCGAGACCGAGAGCTTCGAGCTCGTGATCGATAACGCCGTCGTCGCCGACCGCTTCATGAACTCGCTGACGATCATCAACGCCCCGGCCGGCGATCGCATGATCACGCTCACGACGTCGCATCCTTACGCCTCGGGCTATACCGACCTCTACGAGCAAGCCCTCGCGGGATCGGCCGGCACGCTCGCCCTCACGACCTACCCGACGTCGCTGGGCACCTACTCGCTCACGTTCACCTTTGGGACGCTGCAAGTCCCGAGCCGCTCCCCTGTCGTTCAGGACAAGAGCGAGATCATGCTGAATCTCAATATGGTCGCACGGAAGACGGGCTCGACTCCCGAGCTCGCGACCGTGCTCGACTCGACCGCGTAAGGAGAGAACATGCTCAGCGGGTTCATCGAAGACGGGCAGGAGGACGACGCCTATATCGACGGCGTCGATCGCGTTTACCTGCCCCTGCGGTTCAAGATGCGGCCAATGGGCCGGCGCGACACGAACGCCCATTCAGCCGCGACGAAGGACAAGCCCGACGACGTTTACGATCAGATCACGAACGAGTGGCTCGCGCGGAAGATCATCTCGTGGGATCTGAAGACCCGCAAGGGCACGCTAGTCCCGATCACGGCTGAGAACATGGGCCGGCTCAAGCAGGCGCTCCATACGCGGCTCGTCGCGGTCGTCTGGGGCTATCAACCCAGCGACGTCGATCCGCAGTGGACCGACGAGCAGCGCGAGGCCTACGGCATGACAGTTCGGGAAGCAGCAGCAGCGGGCGTGACTGTCGGGCAGCTTGAGGAGGCGAAGGCCGAAAAAAACTACGTCTAGGGCTGGGCCTGCTCCTGGCCCGGCCCGATTTTAACAGGAGCTGCGACGACTGCTTGCGATGGGTTTACAACGAGACGACAGGCGAGCGAGAGTATTGGCCCGATGGGCAGGGCGGCTACAAGCTGCTTGAGCGACCGCCCGGCAGCCCGACGCCTTGTGCGAGCTGCCCCAAGTGTACATGGTCGGCGAAGAAGGATCCGGCCCACGGCAGGCAGTCGGAACTAACGCCAGCGAATCGAGCGACGCTAGAACTTTACCACCGGATACACGGCTGCGGACCGGCCGGGCACTACGAGCTCGACGGGGTCACGCAGACGAACCTCGGGATCATTCACGAGACGCTGACCGCCCACGACAGACGGAGCAAGTAGCATGGCGCGCGGCAGCGGCACAACCCGAGACGTTCTGATCACGCTCGCGATCAAGCCCGACGCGAACAATCCCGCGCGCGTCCGCGACGCTGCGAAGCAGGTCGAGAAGGTCCAGAAGGACGCGAACGAAGCCGCCCGCAAGGCGCAAGAGGATCAGGAGAAGGCGACGGCCCGCTACTGGCTCGCGCGGATGCAGCGGGAGAAGCAGTACGCCGCCCAGATCGAGAAGAACGCCCGCGAGCAGCTCCGCTGGGGTGCCCAGGTCGCTCGCGAGATGGACAAGCAGCTCAAGGACCAGGAGCGAGCCCGCGAGCGCGCCCACAAGGCCGAGATGGATCGGCAGGCGTCGTTCGCTGCTGCTCGTGATCGTCGGGCGTCGGGCCGCGCGGCGGGGACGGCGGTCGGTAACGCGAACATCATCGGCGGGGCACTGTCGATCGGCCGGGGCATCGGCGAGCACATGGCCGCGAACTCGCTGGGCGATACCGCTCAGTCTGCGGCTCAGTTCCTCACCATGTGGGCAGACGTTCAAGCCGCCTTTCATAGCCTGAGCGGTCTGCGGCAGGTCATGACGGGCCTCGGGCAGACGTCGGTCGGTCGTCCGTATGCCGTAGCAGCTCGCAGGGCGGGCACTAGCGCCCTCCGAGGGCTTGCAAGCGGTATTGGAGCCACCGGACTCGGGGCGAGCGCACTGACGACGACAGGGGCCTTAGGAGCGGCGGCAGTTGGCGTC